CCATTTTGACAAAATCTCCTTTCGGACCCTCAGGCCTTACGCTACCGTGTTCTGACAGGACTTCCTGTTGCCAGGGGGCGTTCCTATTAGTGTTTCCGATAGCCGAGACCTCATTTTGTCTTTAGAGCAGGAAAAAGTCGCAGATCCCCGTTATCATAACCAGATTTCACCATTAGCACCGAGACAAGACTGAAGTTCTTCTCGTTCATCTTCATTCGTTACAGTGACAACAAACTCACCATTACGCCATTGGACTTCTGTATTTAATCTACGACCATCTTCATGTGCAAACATTTCAATTTCTGTTACACTCTTTTTCCAATGAGCATGAAGTCTATAAGATTTGCCTACTTCAATTACATCTACTGCATCATCCATTTGGTATACCCTTTACTTCGTCTACTAGTTCATTAATGCGCTCATTGATTACACTGATTGCAGTATGTAAGTGTCCAGTTGCTTGAGGCTTAATTCGTGTTCCAAGTACCTCAACTTCATTCTGTAATACTCTAATTGTTGTTACTAGTTCATCGTTAGTCATTTCTTTTTCCTCTTAGTTTTTGTTTTACCGAAAATATCATCTATTTCTTTTCCAGTCAATCCCATATCGACTGCCATTTGTTTCATATCTGAAACATTGTTCAGTTTAAGAAACAATTCTATTTCGTCACCTTTCATTGTTGGAAACGTATCTTTTACAAACTGACTGACTTTATCTGTTTTAACCCTAGAGTTAGGTGCTTTAATCCATTCATGGAATTCTTTCTTACCTGTACCAGTAAGACATAACAACTTCCAAATAAGGTCTTCATGTTTGTAAATGTCTCCATAATGCTTGTTGACGAATTCATTAGTATTCAATAACGCATCATCCTTAGATTTACCTTTAACTGAACTAGCATAACGCAAGAACAACCAACTGCTAAACTTCTTCTTTCTTTCAGGTGCTAACTCTGAGTACCAATTGAAGTCTCGGTTATCGATTGCATTTAGTACTTCGTTCAGTGGTATCTTATCATCTGCCATCTACATATCTTCCGCCATGCACAGTAAGAAAATACTGTGCGTCTTTTTCATCATCAAAGTAAAAATAATCTTGGTTGCTTCCACCCCAATAGTTCCATTTCCTAACTTGCAACATTTCTTTACACCATACAAATGCTTCTTTGCTTTCTGTTATATCTTCAATTGCTATTACGTGTCTTTTAGAAGAAGTCATAACTGTTTAGTTGGTCAGGTATTCTGTTTAAATCTTTTGTGAAGTAAGCACACTTCGGCTTATCTCCATATTCAAGAGGTATCGCAAGAATATGTCCGAACTTAAGTTTCGGAAAGAACCATTTTACATCTGCGAATACATTATTAACTCTAACCGGCTGCCAGTCCATTGTAAAGCCTGCGAGAGGATTTGTCAATATAGTATCGAACTCTCTTTCATTAATACTTGTTAATGGAACGAATTCTAAAATACCTAGTTCAGGTTCTCCGATTAGGATATTCCAATCAATTGGCATTTCTATGTTATATGGACCAATACTTAAATTCATACTTGGCGCACTGAATGTCTCCAAAAAGACTAACGGAATAAAAAAGAAATCGGGGTCTTCTTTATCTGTTACATCCATTACGCAATATCTTATGTCTTCAATTTCATCTGGAAGACTATTCATTTCAAAACATCTATTATCTGGTGTTAATAATTTCATTTAGTATTTTACCTTATCTATTGTAAAAGGATATTGTGCATCCTTATAATATTTTTTTCTTTCAGTTAGATGTCTTTTAGAGAACTTGCATCGACTTGTCACGTCCCAAATTTGTACAAAGTCTTTGTCTTTTGCAATACGTACACCACGTCCTATGGACTGGATAACTCTAACAAACGACTTCCCAGGTTCAAGTAAAACAAGATTAAATATACGTGGAATATTAATGCCAACGGCAGCCACACCATAGGTTGCGATAGTAATTGAATTAGTCGCTTCATTAATTTCATCATATGTTTCTTTTCTATCTATAGTTTTCATGGCACCTTGAACGAACTCACTTTCAGGTATCAAATCTTGTAATAACTTTCCATTAGCAATACGGTTAGTTAATACCAAAGTATTACCCGTTTTTGATATCTCTTTAATCATTTCTGACACATAGTCCATTCTATTCTTATCTTCAAGTAAAAATTTCAATTCACTTTGATAAGTGGTGTACTCTGCTGTTTCACTTGTTTGAACAATATTAACGTGACAATTTGCAAGTACTCCTTGGTCTTGTAATTCTTTGGCTGCCAATCTGTTGATAACTTCGCCTAATGAACTACGCAAACTTGCTTTTTCCCAATCGCTCTTAGGAATTGTACCTGTCAACCCCCAACGTACTGGAACATTTGCAAATACACTTGTCAACAGTTCTTTTAATACATCTGCTTTTGCTTGGTGAACTTCATCTACCATTACACATACAACGCCTTCAATAAAATCCTGAATGTTTGCTTCTCCTTTTTTAGATTTTTTTAAAAGAGAATTTAAACTTTGCCATGTACATATAGTATGAGTTTTGCCAATGTCTTTCTTATCACCAAAGTAAACACCAACATCAAGTCCACAATTAATATAGTCTGCCTCTGTCTGTCTTACCAAATCTTTATTTGGTACAATAACAATAGAGCGTCCATATGGTTCTACAAGTCTACTCAGTGTTGCAGTCATAATAGTTTTACCTGCACCAGTGGCGATTTCTTGTAGACATTGTGGATTCTTAATAAATTTATTAATTACATCAACCTGATAATCACGTAAAAGAATAGGTTCTCCTTCAGCAGGATGCCCCTCTGGCCAGCATGTATCTCCCCAAAAGTCCTCTTGGACCTCTGTAAACGTCATATTGGCGTCCTCACGCATATCATTGATAGTTATTTCATAACCTGATTGAATAATCAATGGTAAGATATCATCTAGCATATTCAGATAAGTTCTCCCACCAACATCACAAAAACGAACAGTTCCATCCCAACGACCAAGTTTATACGCAGGCATATGATATGCATGTGGTAAAAAGAACTTAAGTTTATCTGAACATTTCCTTCGTGTAGAAGGGTCAAGTCCATCTAACTTAATATTCACTTCGTCTTTGATTGTGATAGTACAGTTTGACATTTATGATAATACCTTTTATTTAAATATATAATAACACATTTTAAAAACAAAAGCAAGTGTTATTTTTACACTTGCGTTCCTCTCAGATAATGGAAAACGACACCGGGGGAGTGAGAGGTACCCGGTGCCGTTATGTTGCTTATGCTACGTTGCGTTTCATACAAGTAGTTTCAGCCAACCTCTTCCAACGTGAACCATCTCCTAATTGCTGAATAGACATTTTACGAAGGTCTGCAATTTTCTGAGCCATACGCAATGAGATTTCACGTAGTTTTGTTTGATTTTCAACCATGAAATCGATAATCTCAACTTCTTGTTGTTTCGAAAGACCTTTCTTATCAAACAAACCACCATCACGTGCAATCTGTTTAATACGCAAAATCTTATCACGTGCAGTATCCAGAGTAAGGTCAAGATAATGACAACGTGACATAATTGCGTCTAAGTGGTCTTTGATTTTAGTAGAACGTACATTATCAAACTTCAAGTTAGTAATAAAGATTACTGAACCTTTGAATTCGAATTCGCTAGGAACACCTTCACGGCGTAAAAAGTGTGAGTCCGAGTTCCAAGAAATCCGACGCTTCTGTCCACTATCAAGTGCCGCCTTAAGAATATTAAGAGCATCCTCGTTAAACAGAATACTATCACAGTCATCCAAGATTACAATGTTTTTTGGGTCACTGTATTTGTAAAGTGTACTATACAAACCAATTGCTGACATGGCACCTTTAACAAATGTATGTCGAAGTGGCTTATCTGCCATTACATCAAACAAACTATCTTTTTCTAGTACTTGCTCAACACCAAATGTTTTACCAACACCAGGAGGGCCTGTCACGACCATGCCACGCACAACGCCATCAATAGTTGCGCCTGTCATTTCTTCTAAAATTGAAAAACGCTCTGCAATACGCTCGATTGCTTCTTCGTCAGTTTCAGTAACAACTTTGCCTGCTGAACCTTCTAGTTCAGTGACTTGTTCCTGCATATCAACTCTAACACGAATTTTAGGATTGTTAAATTCTGTTTCTTTAGCATTCACAGTAACAAAGAACGAACCATCTTTTGCTTTCGTTATACCTTTTACTACTGGGAAAATACCAACTTCTTGGTTACGATATAAACCATTTTCGATTTGAACTACATTCATAGGGTCTCACTCCTTAAAAGTTAAATTAGTGTAAGTCTTTATCTCAACTTACATATACATTATAGCATGATTCGTGATTCTGTCAACCTTTTAAAACAAACTCTCATATGCATTCTCATTAATATAAGATGCTGTTTCATCTAGTTCGCTAAATGCTTCTAGTTCAGCCTCAGTTAGCGGAGTACCATCTAACTTCTCTGCACTTTCTACATATGCATCACAAAAGTCTGGGTAGTCGTTCATATCAACGCCACCTAGTTCAATATTCGTTACTTCATTAAATTTTATTTTCATATTAACCTCTCTTTTTATTCTCTATACTTATAGTATACACTGATTCGAGGATTTGTCAAGTTTTGAAGCGTTCTGTACCATAGACTATCTTATTAATGGCATCACGTTCAATGATTAACTCCTCTAATGTCTTACCATAGCGTGTATAGTCCATATCTTCTGGACCAATAGGTATCCATTCACCTGTCTTCTGTGACTTTACATACTTAATCATGCAGTCACCTTAACAGGTATCA